GGAACTGATCGAGCCGGACCAGGCCGAGCAATGCAACATGGCAGTAGACCTTCTCCGTATGTGGCAGGCAAAGCAATATTTCTTAGTCCGAGGATCGCCGTATCATGGTGGCCAACGGGAGGAATGGGAAGACAAGATCGCGGAGGAGCTAAACGCCCCGATAGCCAACGAACTGTACGTGGAAGCGGGTGGCTTGACCTTCAACCTCCGTCACACTGTCGGGCGAACCTCTATTCCCCATGGCGTCGGAACTCCCCTGGCGAGGGAATGGCTGGTCCGAACCTTGATGGCGGCTCGGAACGAGGTTCCCAAAGCCGACATTCTCTTGCGGGGCCATACACATTACTACGCTTACGTAGGAGGTCCAGATTGGATGGCCATGAATCTGCCTGCTCTGTGCGCTGGGAGCGGGAAACTCGCTCGGCGCGTGCATGGTTGGACCAACTTCGGACTAGTTGTTTTCGAAGTGGAGGGAGGTGAGTACGCGTGGCGGGCATACGTCGCCGCGATCAAAAGTCCTCACGCGAAACGACTGCGAATCGAGCGAAAGTAGTCCGCATGGAAGACCTAGTGATCCCGGAACTAGAGGAGGCGAAGCGAAAGGTTACCTGGCGTCCTTGGACTCCGGAAGAGGAAGCCGGGGATGGCGCAAGCGCTTGTGGAGTACTTTGCGAAACACTTTCCACCTGGGCGATCTAGGGACGCGATAATCAAAAAGGCTCAGGCTCTCGGGCTCCAAATGCTGTATCGTAAGCCTGCCGCGCCAGAGGACTGATGGCCACGCGCATCACCCGCAAGCGTGCGGAGGAACTTCGGGAAACGTGCGAGAAGTGGGTCGAGTATTGGAAGGGCATTCTGGGGCTAAAGGACTGGACCGTGACTGTGCGTGTGGAGACAAAGAAGTCCAAGGAGGGAGCGGCGGCTTGGATCACGTACGACTGGCCCTTGCGCTGTGCTGAACTATACCTCTCCGCGGACGTTTTGCGAGGGGCCTTCGCGTTCCCGGTGGATCCTGAGGAAGCAACAGTACACGAGCTTCTGCATTTGTGGTTCGCGCCGTGGGACTTTGACGATGGATCCATTGGCCAGAAAGTATTTGAGCAAGCGCTGAATGCGCTTGCCAAGGGCTTGGTTCGGCTAAAGCGGGAAGGGCGGTCTTGACGATGGCCCGCTTCGGACCTATAATCAGGCGAGGTGGTAGTCATGTATGTGTCGTTCCGTTCATTCATCCGAAAACGGCCCGTCAGGGAAGACGAAACGATCATAAACGTAGCGACTCATAACATAGATCTCTGGAAGAGCGCCGAGTATCCTCTTAACAATTCTCCAACCACGATCTGGGTAACCACCTGCTCATCGAATTCTTATACTGGAGGTGAGGTGAGCCAATGGCTGACAGGTTCCGGAAGCTTTACGACGTGATCGTGATCGATCCGAGGGAGGAGCGGGTCCTGGCCCGCGAGACAGTGTTCGGCGATGATGAGAAGGAAGCCCTTGTGGCGGCCGATATCAAAGGCATCGCTAAGAAACACGGCTTGAAGATCAAAGACCTGTCCATTGGAGTGGTTGAGTTGTGTGACGTGAAAGTGCCTGAAGAGGAAGTCAAGAAGGTCAAGATCGTGGAAGAATAGAACGGTTTGGGTTTTTTCTTATGACCAATTGGTCGAGTGAAAGTCTTTGGCTGGATTGCTGAGCCAAAGGCGATATGGAGATACGCCCGGGCAGCGCGGGCGGAAGACGCGCACGCCCTGCGGATGCGGGGAAACGCTGTGAGCCTGTATGCCCTGGTCTTTCAGGACCGTAGAGGGAGCCCCGCTAACCTGGGCCGCCGTCCTAGGCAACGGTAACTGTGCGAACCGCAGGGTGGTCCACCACGCAGCGTCGAGGTGGGGTGGCCGGTTCGAGTCCGGCCCCGGGTGCCAGAACGATCCAGAGAAAAGAGGAGGACTGAATGCCCAAGTGTCCCGGAGGCAAGATCCGTTCGAAAGGCAAGGGCCGCGGGTTGGGCCGAGGGAAAGGTAAAGGGCCGATCGGTAGGCCCAGCGGGTCTTGAAGGCAGCTATGAGACCAGCAAAAACGGTCAAGTTCCGCATCCATCTGGCGCTGGAAGACGCGTCCTATATGGACCTAGACATGCCCGTGACTGACCTCTTAAAGAGACTGATCGGAGAGAACGTGGCGAGAGAATTGGACGGTTTCGTCTTAGCGATCGAGTGCATCACGTCAGATTCGGATGACAGCTGATTAGTCTGTGCACTCATAGTTCGCCTTAGCTCTTGTCTGTATCTGGCCCGGGAGGGAGGAGTCGAACCTTAGCCGGATGCCATCCCGGCTTGGTTTCTCATGCAGCATCTCATCCAAGTTTCTCACACCTCAAGCGAAAAGTAGGAAATCCAGTCTCACGGATAGGTTCTTCTTCTGAGATTCTCCACCCATCGCCGAGGAGCGTTTCAAGATAAGATGGCGAAAGGGCAACGCGGTGTCCATTTTCGCCATGCGCATAAAGAATGAAATTAATCATCTCCCAATCCCAGATGCCTTGTTGCCATTTCTTGACCATCTCTGGCAATAATCTTTCCATATCGGGTGCCTCGATGATCAGGCATCCTCCCTCTTTGAGAAGAGCCCGCCAGCCCTCCAAGATCTTTGGCAGATCAACTCGGTCGAGATGCTCAATTACATGATAAGCGAGAATCTCTTCAACGGACTCAGGTTCATACGGTAATGGCTTCCGTAGATCCCAGACAAGATCGATACCAGGAGCATCGCGAATGTCGATGTTGATATAGCCTTCAAGAATGTAGCTTCCTGCACCCAGATTCAGTTTCATGCCCTCACCACCTTCTCTTCTGAGGTTAGCCTCTCGTCGATTGTATAGCAAGGCGAACGTTTCAGTCGTGGCCTTTGCTTCGAAATTCCTTGACTCGCACCTTCACTATCTCTCACCATTAGCTGCAATGAAGGACCAAGAAAAACTTACAGAGGAAGAAGAGCGCGTCCACCTCTTGACTGATTTGGTGGTGCCGCGCATCGATCTGGTCAGATTTCCGGCAAATTTGCGCGAATTCTTGGTCCTTAAATCAAAGCAGGGAGGTGTTAGTATGGCTGACACAAACGAGGCCCTCGACCTCGATGAGGTTTTGAGCGAAGAGCAGAACCCCGAGGTCGAAAAAGAACAGGCCGAAGTGCAAGAGCCTGTTCTGGAAGACGAGGCCAAGGCTATCACACTGACTGACGAGCAGAAAAAGCAGCTTAAGGCTGCTTTGGAAGCTCTCTACCCTCTTCGCGAAAAATTCCCACGCATCGTCAATTTTCTAGGTGGCCTTGTAGGCTATCCTAAAGCTGTCGAAACCGCCGCAGCTTCGCCGTATCCTTCGGCCTATCCATACCCACGACCTTACTACTATGGATATCCCTCCATTCGTAAGGCAATTGAGGATAAACTCTCCGATCTGCCTGATGAAGTGAGGGAAAAAGTCCTCAAGGCTTGGGACGCCGAAGCGGAAAAGGCAGAAAAGGCTTTGGCCGAGCAGCAAGAGCAGATGGAGGCCCTAATAAAGCAGGCCAAGCAGGAAGCGGAGGAACTCCGGAAGGAGCTCGACGCCCACAAGCGTCAGCTGCGCGAGCGCGAGTACGTCGAGCTTGCCAAGTCTGAGTACTCGGCGCTTCCTGGCATGAAGCCGGAAGAGCTTGGTCGGCTTTTGATGCGGGCCGAAGACGCCCTGGCCAAAGAAGACTTCGAAAAACTCTCCGGGCTTCTCAAGACCGTTTCCAAGGTCATCAAAAGCTCCGCGCTGTTCGAGGAGCTGGGTTCCGCTTTGGCGGAGGATTCTCCCGAGCGGGAGCTCGAGACCAAGGCTGAGGAACTTGCGAAGTCGGAGAACATCCCACTGGAAGTTGCCAAGGGCGAAGTGTTGAGGCGCGACAAGGAGCTGTTTAGGCGCCTCCGAGGAAGGGGTGGTCGCTGATGGCGCAAGCGTGGGAAGCTGGTCAGATTTTGGTGACGGGCGTCGCTGGCGCCGACCTATCTGAGAAGCAGTTCAGGTTCGTGCGCATCAGCGGCGACAACACGGTGAACGCGATCTCGGCCACCACTCAGGTTCCCGCTGGGGTCCTGCAGAACGATCCCGAAAGCGGGCAGGCGGCCGCCGTGGCCATCGCCGGAATCTCCAAGGTCGTGGCGGGAGGGACTGTAACGGCCGGATACGTCGTGACGTGCGACAACGAGGGCCGGGTCGTCAACGCGACCGCGGGTGGCTACGAGGTCGGGATCGCTTGGACCGGAGCGTCGAACGCGGGGGAACTGTGCACCATTCAGATCCTCCCGTCCGGCGTCCAGGCTTCGTAAGGGAGGTGAAACAGAATGGCGCAACCAACTACTAGCCAGGTGCATGTAGACACCGCCTTGACCAACGTCGCCATCGCGTACAAGCAGTCCGTTGACAAGCTGACAGTCCGACAAGATCCTCAAGTTCACCAAGGACTATTGGATGCAGGTCAAAGCCGGCATCCGGGCGCCGGGCACCGAGTCCAAGGGCGGCGGCTTCGAGATCTCCGCGGACCAGACCTACTTCTGCGACGTGCACGCGTTCCACGTCGATCTTTCAGATCAGACTGTGAAGAACGCTGACATAGACGACCTTGAGCGCCAGGTCACAGAGTTCGTGATGTGGCAGCTCCTTTTGGAGCGCGAGGCGGACTGGGTCAGCAACTTCTTCGACGACACCGGGAAGACTCCGGGGACCGACTTCTGGACCGTGAAGACCCACGCGGCTTCGGGCGCGGACTACGTCTGGTGGACCAGTGACAGTTCGGACCCCGTCGAGGAAATCCTTGAACTCTGTGACGAGGTCGCTAAGAACACCGGCTTTCGTCCGAATATCCTGGTCCTGTCACCGCCCGCGTTCCGGGCGCTCAAGATGCACTCAAAGATCCAGTCCCAGGTGGTGTACACTCCGACTGCCAAGACCGACGTGAAGGCTCTGGTCACGCCGGAGATGCTGGCCGATCTGTTCGAGCTCGATAAGGTCCTTGTCGGCTACACTGCGCAAGCGACGCATGCTGAGGGCGCTTCTAGCACTTCGTACTCCTTCGTGTTCGGAGACGATGCTCTCCTGGTCTATGCTCCGCCAAATCCGGGCCTGTTGATCCCGACGGGTGGCTACATCTTTGAGTGGACTGGGTATAACGCCGGTTACTCCGTTTCGATTTCGACGATCGAAATGGCTCACCTGAAGGCGACCCGGATCGAGGGCGAGATGGCGTACGATGCCAAGATCATGGCTCCGGACCTGGGAGTGTTTTTGAAGAACTGCGGTGCTTCTGCCTGATCGGTATAATCCTCCAGGGCAGGGCTGAATCCAAAGAAGTCCTGCCCTGGAGGTGACATATGAGGTACCGATTCGTAGTGAAGAAGACCGTGGGCAGGGAGACTTACCAGGTGGGAGAGGAAGCCGACGTGGGCGAGATCTTGGACGCGATGCCGCATCTGGCTTGGCGAGGTCATGTGGTGCCGGTCGAAGCCGCTTGTCCCGACTACTACGTGCTCTACACAGCGCTTACCACAGGTGCTAACTGGTACGTTGCTGGCCAGATACTTGATGCTGAGGACGTCCAGCCAGAATGGATCAAAGTCGGCTACGCGGGGCCTGTGTCGGAGCGGGTCGTGATGAACGCCTATGCTTGCGAGCAGGAGAACTGCAATGCGGTATTCGTTACGAAAGAAGCTCGTCATAAACATAAGCAGATCACCGGCCATAAGCGCAAGTACTCGCCCCGCCGGAAGAAAGTGAAGGTGAAAGCATGACCTGGACCTACGGAGGCAATCCCGCTGCTTCCACGATCGACGCCATAAGGCTCGAGATAGGGGACACGATAGAAGAGGAGCAGCTCCTCCAAGATGAAGAACTCGAATACTTTTACGAGGAAGAAGGTTCGATCCTGGGGGCGGCTGCTCGGGCATGCGAGGCTATCGCGGCTAAGTTTTCCAGGGAAGCGGACCTGAAGGTCGGCGACCTTTCGCTTTCGGCTTCCCAAAAGGCGGACCTGAAGGTCGGCGACCTTTCGCTTTCGGCTTCCCAAAAGGCCGAGCACTACAGGGAGAAGGCAAAAGTCCTGCGGGAACGTTCCCAAAAGAAAGGGTCTACGCTGGGCAAGCTGACAGCTTCCACGATCAAGACGGACAAATACTTCTTGCGGGACATGTTCAAGTACGACGGGGAGGCGACAGGATGACAGAGATAGTTATATCGGTTGTCGGATCGCTTTTAGTTGCGCTTTATATCGCGCTTTTGCAGCAACTGTTCACGGTCAAGCGGGAGATCACCAAGGTGAGGTTCTGGCTGTTCGGAAACGGGAATCCTTCGGAACCGACGGGCCCGCTCTTCTTCAGGCTCAAGGAGCTGTCGGAGCAACTGCGGGAACACTCGCGCAGGCTAGAGAGCATCGAGGAGGATCTCCGTGTCGCTCTCTCAAAGGGTAAGTAACGCGCTCCCACATTCTGGGAGACGCCTTCTTTCAAGGCGGTTGTCGGAAGCGTGTCCCATGACCTGATCGCTATTTCAGGAGGGCTTCTGATGGCGGGAGATAGAGCGATCTATTTTCCGAAATCAGCCTTTACGAAACAGGACGGCGAGACTTCAGATCCGGAACCGGGGCCCGGCGATATTGTCGTCATCGACGGCGAGGAATGGGGCACGGACCTCGGGGATGGCAAGACCCTGTGGAACCTGGATCCGACCGGAACCATGTTCACGGTCTACCTGAGGAGGAGAAGTGGCTAAGATAGTCTGGAATCCCGGACCCTTGCTCAGCGACATCAAGACGAAGGCTGCGCAAAAGATGTACCAGACGGTAACGATCCTGGTCAACGAATCGCGGAGACTCGTTCCCGTCCGGACGGGCTATCTCAAAGGCTCGTTGACTGCGGAAGTGACGGCGGACGGGAGGACTGGCTTCTACGGCAGCTTTCGGCCTTGGGCGGGTGAAAACCCAGTTGAGTACGCAATCTATGTCGAGCTGGGATTAGGGCCGGGGCACAGAACGCCGAAGCCTTATCTCCGCCCGCCCTTGGAAACTCAAGTCTTTGTCAGAGGCTTGGCAGTCCGAAAGGAGGAGATCCTGCTCTTGGAGGAATTGAGCGAAGGGCAGGCACAGCTCATCTTAAAGAACGGAAAGACATTCGAGCTCGTGGACAAGTTCCGAGACGTCGTGAGGAGGCTGAATGGCTAGTCTGGAGAAAGAATTGAAAGCTGCGATCTTTGACCTCCTAAAAAATGACACCGACGTGTCAAACATCGTAGGAACTAAGATCTTTGACACTCGAGTGCCACCAGGTCCTTCTCCTCCTTGGGTAAGGTACTATATCGTAGCCGAGACCGCACTGAATGACTTCGTGGAGGCTTCGCCTATAGGCTATCGCGTGCCGATCACGGTGGACTGCGCAGCCTCGGGCGAGGTTGCGGAAGACGCCGAGACGCTTGCCGAGCATGTTTTCGATGTGCTGGATGGAGCGTCCGGGATGACAGATAACTTCACCTGGAAAGCCAAAAGGACGGCGGTACGGAAGATCTACGACGATGAGACTGGAGTGTGGATCGTTTCGGGCGATTACTTAGTCTTAGTTTCTCCAAGCTGAAGCAACTCCCATACGAGAGAGCAAAGCCACGGTACATCTTCTCTGGCGTGGGCGATGAAAGTTAGATTCGCGTCGATCGTTTTCTCCCGTTCATCATATATCTGTTTGGCTTTTTCCGGGGAATCCGGCGCAAAGAGCACAGCGTTGTCCTCCTTGCGCCACGGTCCTGGCGAAGCAGCTTTTGCCCGGGCCTCGATTTGGAAGAGCCGCTCTAGAATCTGTTTGTTCATGCAGCCTCCTTTCACACTGGTATTATAGCACGATCTGGTCTTCTTGAACTGCCTTTTCTCTCCTGAGATAGTCTAGCGGAGGCTTCGGCCTCATTATAAACTAGGAGGTGTGAGGAACTATGGCGATCACGAAGGGTTTTGATGGGTATATGATGGTCGGGGACACTGTCGTTGGAAGCATTAACCACTGGACTATCACTATCACCGCTGAGACCCTAGAAGTGTCTGCGTTTAACCCGACGGCGAGCACGACCTGGGAAAAGCGGGCGCGAAAGTACGTCCCCGGCGCGATCGGCTGGACCGCCACGTTTGACGGGTTCTTGGATTGCACGGACTCCGGCCAGCAAGCGATCAAGGACGCCGTGGCGGAAGGTACCGAGGTCTCGCTGTACTTCCACTTGGACGGCGACAAGTACTACGCCGGGAAGGGCCTTCTCACTTCGGAGAACCCAGATGTGGCGTGGGATGGCGTGGCCACCGTCAGTTGGGACGTGCAAGGGACCGACGCTCTGGTCAAGTACGGTTGGGACTGATGGCCAGATAGTGGTATAATAATGCTGGCAGGCGCCTGGGCCCAACGCTCCAGCTTCTGCCTCCTTTCCAGCAGGCGCGACCTCTTGCAGGTCGCGCCTTGTTGTATGTATAATGGCTGAGATGCTAGCTGTAGTGATGGGGACGCGTCCTGAGGTGATCAAGTTGGCTCCCGTAGTGTGGGAGCTTGAGCGGAGAGAGGTTCCGTACGAGGTATGGGCGATCACGCCGTATTATTTCGAACTCCTAGACATAGCGCTGAGGGGATTCGGCATCGAACCGGATTACTGGGTCGAGGTCCCGCACCCTGATCTGTCGCTGCTGAGCTTTTCGCGGGAGACTCTCGGTCGGCTGGAGCTTCTGTTCAAAGCGAGAAGTCCCTGGGCGGTGATAGTGCAAGGCGACACCATCACGGCTTGGCTGGGAGCTTATATCGCGTTCCTTCGCAAAGTGCCCGTCTTCCACGTGGAAGCGGGAGTGAGATCGCTCAACTTAGCAGAACCATACCCTGAGGAGGCTTTGCGCCGCTGGATAGACGAGGTCGCGGAGATAAAGTTCTGCCCGACTAACCAGACCTGGATCAATCTATGGAATGAGCGGTTGGAGCACCACAGCTACCTTGTGGGGAATACGGGCATCGATGCCCTGAAGTGGGCGCGAGAAGAACTGGGTCCAACACCAGATAAGCACCTTAAAATTGAGATTGATCTCCATCGGCGGGAACATTGGAGCGAGATCCCTTCTATCATGCAGGCGCTGTCCGATCTGGCACGGGACTTTCCACGTTGGCGATTCTGTTTTGTGCTCCATCCGGCTGTGATTCCTGGCCTGCCTAGTGAAGCGCCTGCGAATTGCAAATTCTTAGAGCCGTTATCGTACACGAACTTCTGCCAACTCCTTCGCGAGAGCCAGTTCTGCATCACAGACTCGGGCGGAGTCCAGGAAGAAGCCGCTTACCTCGGGATCCCTTGCCTCGTGGCTCGGGATCATTGCGATAGGCCTGAGTCAATTAATGAAGGTATAGCGATCCAGGTTGGGAGCGACCCGAGGGACATCGTGAGAGCCGCCGAAAGGTTGATCAGGAACGAAGCGTTGAGGAAAAAGATGGCAAGGCCATCCAAAGTCTTTGGAGACGGGACCGCTGCGAGAAAGATAGGCGAGATCCTGGAAGCGTGGGTGAAAGACTACGGGAAGGGAGTGGTGAAACGTGGACAAAGTGGCTAAAGCAGGTCCGATCGTGCTTTTGCGTGAACAGACACCGGAAGGTCCGGTCCTCAATTTCATCGTTCTTTCGGGAGGTCGGGTCCTCCAAGTCTTCTCGCTCCATCAACGTCACTTAGTTGGTCATCGGAGCGCGATCGAGCTCCTTTCGGAGTTTGTGGAAGAATTGAAAGAGAAGGAGGAAGTGTGAGGCTTTGCTTCGGCATCGCGACGCACTCATCGCTGCTCGAGCCTCGGATGGGCTCGGAGCGGGCGATCATGGGAGCAGCAAAGGCGCTCGCGAAACGGGGACACAAAGTGGACATCGTGCCCCTTTTGCATGACGCGCCCAAAGAAGGCTACGATATCTATCATTGGTGGAACGCGGGAGGCCCCAAAGGGCCTCTCCTTGCGTTTGCTCGCTTCGCTCATGAGCATGGGAGACCTTGTGTCTGCACTCCGATCTACTGGCCACCTACGCCCGGATTCTATTGCCTGTTAGCCGAATGGCATGGGGAGGAAGGGGCTCGAAAGTTCCTACAAGGAATCGCGGTTTACAACTCGTCTCTGGCCAAGGCCATAGCAGAGACGGACTTTATGTGTCCCAACTCGGAACGCGAGGGCGATCTCGTCCGGGCCTTGGTCCGTTCCGTAGGAAGAGAGCCTCCTCCTGGCGAATGGGTGCCTAACGCCGTGGACCTCGATGAGATCGAGTCAGTCGAACCGACTCCGTGGGAGGAGAGGGACCTGATCGCTTGTGTTGCTCGGCTGGAGCCAGCCAAAGGCCAGCACCGCCTGGCCCGAGCGTTCCTAGCGTTTAGAGAAGAGCACTCCGAAGCCGGTCTGGTTCTGGCGGGCGAGATGCAGGATGGCTATCTCTGTCGTTATAAGGATGCCTTTTATCAGGAGGGGATAAATCTTCCTGGCTTGCTCACGCCTTCCAAGGTTATGGTCCTGCTCGCCAACGCGAGAATCCATGCCATGCTGTCCATGCACGATACTCCGGGTCTATCGCATCTGGAGGCCGCGGCTCTCGGTTGCAGGTTGGTGGTCTCGCTCCCTGACTACGGAACGTTCCGGGACTACTGGCCCAAGGAATGGCTGGTAGAAGTCGATCCGCTCGATGAGGGCTCGGTTTACGAAGGCCTGGAGCGAGCTTGGGAAGAGCCTCCGCCGAAAGAGATGGTCACCTTTACCAGAGAGCGCTATAATTATGATGTGGTTGCGGAGAAACTGGAGAGGATCTATGATCGGTTACTTGGAGGTGAGTGATGGCAGTAAAAGATCCTGAGGTTGCCGCCGCTCTGGAGCGAGCTCGGCAAACCTATAAGACGTTCCAGGTCGGGGAGGCCAGGCTTAAGTTCGGTCGCTTGACGCTTGAGGACAATATCGCCATTAAGGATGAGACGGGGTTTGACCTATTCGGAGAGTCCCTGGCCGCTGGAGAAAGCGGGGCACCAAATGTTGCTCTGAGACTTTCTCCCCAGGTCCAGCTTGCGGTTTTGTTCCGTTCTTTAAGGCGCTGCTATCCTGATATGACGAAACAGGAAGTGTCGGAACTTTCAACTCTCATGCCGCTGAACGATATACTACGCATCATCGTTTGGGCCCTGACCGGAACCGAGCCTCCGCCTCTAGAGGAGACAGAGGGAAAAGGGACGTAGCGCCTCCTCCCCGGAGGCGAGGCATTCCGGTCCTTCGCTGGGATGTTTGGGCACCACTGATCCTCCACGCTTATCCCGGCTATCGGGCGGAGCACTTGTTGCGAGCAAACCTGTCTGAGCTAATGTTGTTGCTCGGCGGCTTAGGATGGGTGGAAAAATGGGAACTTCTCAAGGAGCCTATGATTGACAAGCAGACAAGGCGCAGGCTAAAGATTCCTGGGATCATTGATTACTACTATCCGCGATAACGGAGCATAGTCAATTCAGAGTTGACATAGGAATTGCTGACAGTTATAATAAGAGCGAGATGGCCTTGAACATGGAGCAGCGAATGGGGCTGCGGGAAGCAGCCCAGATCACGGGAGTGCCTATTCCTACGCTCAGCTACTGGGTCACAACCGGAATCATTCGCCCCAAGGAGGCAAGGGGGGAAGGGCGAGGCAGGCGATACGTCTTCTCCCTGTTGAACCTGATCGAGATTCTCACGGTGGCCAGGTTGCGAAAACGGGGCCTGCCTATGCATAAACTGCGGAAAGTGACAGAGATACTGGAACAGCGAGTTGATGTGTCTCGCCCCTTGGCCATGCTGACCCTGGTGACCGACGGGCAGGACTTGTTCGAGATAGTGGAAGGGGAAGGGGAGCTGGCCAGAGTGGTCCGTTGTCACGACGGCCAGGGGGTGTTCGCGATAGCGCTGGACGAGATTTACCAAGAGGTGAAGAGGGAATGGACGAGGCAGCTGGGCATCTTATCTAGGGCTAGGACTCTCGCGAAGAGAAGAGATTCAAGGGGCCGTTGCTAGTTCTAATCCTCTCTCTATGTCGCGTGGAAAGCTCTGAACTACATATTCTCCGAACCTGGTGATGGCGTAGAAGCAGTAATATGGGTCTGATTTGCCAAAGACGCATTCTTCAAACCCGGAAAGGCAGCTTTGATCTCGGAAAAAGAAGACCACCTTTTCGCTGGGTTTTGAACCAGAAGATCGAGAATGTCCCTCCTTAGTTGATTATTAAGTGCTTCCAGTACTTTCGGATAAAGATATCGGGCCTGTTTCTTTATCTGCTCGTCGGGTATGCCTGGCATTTCGCTCCTTCCAGCAGCGTTCGCCAATCCAAGACCTCCTTTCGTCTTTAATATACGATACTTAGCTTACTCTATCAAGCGGCCTGAAAATTCTTGAGCCGGTCTTGTTTTCTCCTTTAAGCTGGCCTTGCAATGGCCGGCCAGCCCTTAGCAGAGGCGTATGTCCGAATTGACCTAGACACCCGCGCTTTCGAGCGGGGCATCTCCAGTTCGCAGGCTGCTTTCACTGCCGCCGCTACCTCCATAACCCGCACCGCCCGCTCGATGCAGATGGCTGTCATAGCGGCCTTCGGTGCCATAGCTGGGGCAGCATTGACGATGAAGAAAGCAGTGTCGGTCGCGCGGGAATACGACGCCGCCATCAGGGAAATTTGGACGTTGATGGATGTCTCCGAAAAGGAGATGCAGGCCTACGCCGCGCGGGTGGAAGAACTCGGAGTGGCTTTCGGGCAAGCCGGGAAGACAGCACTGCGCGCATTCTACCAGGTCGTATCTGCTGGCTATCAAGGCGAGCAAGGCTTCAAGGTCCTGCAAGCTGCGATGAAAGCCGCAACCGCCGGAGTGACAGACGCCTTTACGGCTGTAGATGTCCTGACCACTGTGCTCAACTCGTACAATTTGAGTGCAGACCAGGCCCTCTACGTGTCAGACATCCTCTTTACAGTTGTGAAAAGAGGAAAGACGACTTTCGCAGAACTTGCTTCCACGATGGGTCGCCTCGCCGGTATCGCCGCGCCATTAAATGTCAGTCTCGAAGAACTGGCTGCTGCTTTGGCTTTTCTGACAAGGACTTTGCCTACAGAAGAAGCTGTGACTGCTCTCCGGGCCGCCATGATGGAGATGGTCAAGCCAAGCAGTGAACTGACTGAGCTTTTGAAAGAGCTGGGATACGCAACCGGATCGGCTGCCTTGCGCTCGGCCGGATTTCTGGAGTTGTTAGCGCAACTCGCTATCGTAGCCGAAAAAACCGGAGTCCCGATTGAGACCCTATTCGGGAACATCCGGTCATTGACCGCCATCATGCCGATGACGAGCAATCGTGCCGAAGAACTAAACGAACACATCGAGGCTATGAAACAGGTCGCGGGTGCTACGGAGGAAGCCTTTGGGAAGATCGCGGAAGGCATCGACTTTAAAATGCGCCAACTCTCTAGCGCGGTCTCTCTAACATGGGCGAGAGTAGGCAGGCTTTTCCAAGAGAGTGTGGCCGGAATGGCCGAGCAGATAGCCGGACTCCTCTTTTCATTCTCCAAGACGCTGGCTGAAAGTGAGGAATTTCAGGAGAGCCTGCGGCACCTTCTGGTCCAGGGCCTGAAACTTGGAGGCGTGATCGCTGTCTTGGGTGGCATCTTCATGGCTCTCAAAATGCTGCTAACTCCTGCCGGAGCCTTGCTCACGACTTTTACCTCTGTTCTTGGCTTTGCGCTGGAACCTCCTGAATATCAGTAAGATCCTGGAAACGATCGGAGAGAAAGTCACTGGCGCGGTTTCTTTCGTTTTGGAGTTCGCAGGCGTAGAAGGCCTTGCAGAGCAGATCCGTTCGCTGGGAAGCTCCGTTGAAAGAATAATCGGCATGGCGGTGGCTGGGTTTGCTGGTTCAGTCTTAGTCCGCTGGTTGCTCAAAGGTCTGACAAAGCCTAGAACTTTCATTGGAATTCTTCCTCTGGTAGGAGCGATTTCGTTCGAACTAGCGATGCGCTGGAGGAAAGTGACAACCGACCTCGATCAGTTGGCGAACCTTATCACAGACACTCTTGGAACTGTCTTGGGAGCCGCGGTAGGCTTCGCGATCGGAGGGCCTCTCGGGGCTGCTATCGGAGCTTTGGTGGGTCGAGGCGCAGCTGAGGCTATTGAAGTGACTGTTCCCCTCATTGGAAAACTTCTTTGGGGCGATGCCAAGTCGAATGTAGACAAGTTCTTCTCTGAACTGAATTCGCAGATAGACAGCCTGAGTTCAAAGCTTTCGGAAGCTGTGAGTTCAGGAGTTGGTAAGGTCACAGCGGTCGTTAACGAGTGGATCGCTAAGCTAGCGCAGGCAGCTACCAGCCCGGAAGCCTTGGAGGCTTGGGATCAATACATAGAAGTCGTGGAAAGAAGCGCGATTGCGATCCGTGATACTTTGAGTGAAACTCTTGCGCCGGAGGAAGCTTCTTTCATCGCTAAGACGTTCGTTGATAGTATAACGAGCGTCATCGATGATCCAGAATTGAAAGCGATGTTGGAAGAGGTTTTCAAAGAGTGGCTAGAGCCCTCGAGTGAAGTCCTTGGTCAAGCAGAACAGATGGGTCGCCAGATGGGTCAGGCTGTCCAAGAAGGATTAGAGTCCATCGATTTGGTTCCTTCCCTTGACGTCTCTTTGTCTCTTTCGGAAGCAAGAATCCTCGGCCAAAGGATCGGTTCCGAGCTAGCGGATTCTATTCAGGATGTACTAGGAGGCTTCGAAGTCACTTTGACGGGAGGATTCGGCATCCTTCGGCAATTGGGAGGCTTTGTGCCCGGTCAAGGGTCTGGCGATCGCGTGCCCGCCCTCCTTGAACCAGGCGAATTCGTATGGCCGAAGGAACTTGTCCGCCAGTATCCCGAAGTCATTGTGGGACTGTGGAAGAAGTTCAGGCTCGGCGGTTTTGTGGGCTATCAGGCCGGAGGCGCGGTCCTGGCTACCGAGGGCGGGGGGGCAGACGTCCTTTCTGGACTAGCAGGCGGATTCTCTAAGTTCCTGGATGTTTTGAATCGCATAGTATCTGGTCTCTATGACTTCTTAAAGCCACTCGTGCGCGGCGAAGAGGAGATGGCGCGTTTCGAGGAAGACTTCGCCGCACTGAGGGATTTGATAGCTGGATTCCGAGATGTCGCTGCGAATGCGGACGATGCCATCCAAGAGATTATCAACCGGACTCAACAGCAGGCTCAAGCCGCAATCGAGCAAGCGGAGAAGATGGCAAGAAGCGGCCAAGCTGCTGAAGGTCTCCAAGCCCAGCTAGAAAAGCTTACGTTTCCTTCGGCTGAGGCAGGCCAGACCCTGAGACAACTTGCGCTAGAGAGCGGTAGGTCAGCAAAAGACCTGATCGCAATTCACGCAAAAGCACAAGATCTCATCTCCGTTGCTAAAGACCTCTATGATGCGCAACGGTTCTTTGGGTTGTCTACTGAAGAAACGATTGAGAGTTTGCGTAGTTTCCTCTCCACTGTGGGGCTTTCCGAGGTCGAAATTGAGAGCATCATCGCGGACATCGTCAGCGCGAGTCAAGATTTGGCTTCAGCTTTTAGCAAACTCATTTCACAGGCCGAGGCCCTGACTCTTGCTCAAACCAGCCAAATTCTGGCCCTGCGAGAACAGGCCCTGGCTGTGCTTGAATCGGGGAAGGTCACTACAGAAGAAGGCGAGATTCGCCGGGCAACCATAGGAGAGATCATCGCTGCGGCTGGTGCAGTTAGCTCCTTCTCTTCTTGGCTTGACGCCACCATAACGACGCTTGAGCGCCTCATCACGGCCGGGAACGAAGCTGTTCGACCTCTGTATGAGCAACTAACGAAACTCAGGGAAGGCATGGCTTTGGGGCCGACTTTCGAGGAGCAGCGTCGGGCCCAAGAGCGGGCTGCAGAGGAAGCCAAGAGGCGCCAAGAGGAGCTTGCCCGAAAGGCCAGGGAGGCATTTGAAGAAAGCTTCCGGAAACCGATCAAAGAAGCGTTCGAAACTGGAGACTGGATGGAAGCTGCCCTCGCTGTCCGGGAGATGGCAAAGCAGAAAGACGATCTCATAGCACAAGCGAAAGCACTCCCGGCGGTGCAGGGCAAGACAATGGAGCTTGCGGAGGTTTACGATCTACTGATCGGAGCACAGAGAGAGCTCCTTTCTAGCATCGACAAAGAAATAGCAGTGCGCCAGATCGCCGGTGAAAACGTAGACGCGCTTGAGGAACTAAAAACGCAGATCGAGGAACTGTTCGATCCTCTCGGAGAATGGAAGAAGGTACTCCGAGAAGTCCTAGGCGTGATGGCGGAGAACCAGCTGAAGGCCAGCCAAAGCTTGAGGGAACTGTTCTTGAAAGCGAAGGAACTCGGCACGGGCAGCGCAGAAGCTGCTTCTCTCATAGCCGAAGGAGCCCGAGATCAGATCCGCGCTTATGAAGCGCAGATCGAGGACATGAAACTGTTCGGTCTCTCCACAGCCGATCTGCGCTTTGAGCTCGAGGTGCTCAAAGGCACCTTGGCCGGCTTGCCGGAGTCCGTGGCTAAGTTCAAGGCGGCCCTCGATCTTTATGCAGAGGACATTGTGAACCTAGTCGGGGCCGTTTTAGGTCCTGAGGCTGGCGAGATCGCAAGTAAAATCGCGGGGCTTGCTCAAGCCTGGTTCGCGCTAGACATGACGAAAATGGCCGAAGCCGGAGAACTATTCGCACAGGGTTCGCTTGCGGCTGGGGCTGCAGCTTTTACAGCGGCAGGCGGGTTGGGAGTTTTAACTGCCATGATCGAATTGGGGAAAGCAATTGTCAATATAATAGAGGAATCGAGAGAGCGGATCAAGCAAACTGTTAAAGAAGTCGCTGACAAGTTCCTCAACTTGGCGCAGACGGTCCTAGAAAAGTTCCAGGCTAAGATTGAAGGCTTGGTTTCTTCCTTGGAAAATCTCATAAAGAGCACGGAAGCCTTCTCTGATCTTCAAGACAAGCTATCGGATCTGCAGCGCGGTACGTTCGAGTTACTCCTCCAGCCGCTAGAGTTGGTATCAGGCTTGCTTTATGAAATGATGAAGGCTCTCGGACTCGTGAAGGAAGAAGCCGAGCGGGTAGCGGAGACAGCCAAAGAGACCTGGGAAGCCTTGAATGTCCCCGCTGGCTTCAAAGGAGCCAGATACGAATGGGCTGTCACAAGGCCAGGCGAGCCTTATCGCCCGATCGAGGAAGCTTCGGAAGAAGCGGGCAAGACGCTCACCTGGGCTGAAAAGATCATAAAGAAGTTTGGCAAAGAACTCGGTGAAGCCATGAAGGGCTTGAGGAAGTTCGGGGACACTGTCCGAAAAGCTTGGGAGAAGATAGGCCCTGCTATTGTAAGAGGCTTACTGCCTGCAATAGAAGAGATCGGATCTTGGTTTGGCAAACTTGGGAATCGGATCAGCACCGATCTTCTGCCAGTCTTAACTAGGACCTTGCCTACCGTCATCGGAGGGTTCCTGAAATTCTTTCCCAGTCTCGCTAGCTTCGCACAAGCTCTGGGCTCTTTGGCTGAACCGATGACTCAGTTGGCTGGCCAAATAGCAGACGGGTTATCTCCAGTATTGGACACGTTTCTGGGTACATTGACAAAAGTAGTCGATTGGATACGTGATGTGCTCATGCCTGATTTGGGCAAGTTTTTCGAGCAATTCGGAACTTGGTGGAAGGAAGATGTAGATCCCTTCTTGAAAGAAGAAGTCTTTCCGACCCTAGCAGAATGGGGCAAAGAGCTCTACGCTTGGATTAAAGAATACAGTGTGGCCATTCATCAAGGATAGACTTTGGCCAAAGCTCAAAGAGGTTGGAGAGAAGCTACTTTCTCTTCTCGAGCGTTTCTTTGATATCCTGGATGAACACTGGCCTGCGATTGAAAAGTTAATTGACAAACTAATTGATAAATGGGTGCAAGGGCTAGAAGACCAGATCAAAGTCCTAGACTTAGCCCTTGACTGGTACGAATTAACTGGGCATTGGCCTTCGATCGTGATCCCATTCCAGCATGGTGGCATTGTCACCCGCCCGACCCTAGCCTGGCTCGGCGAAGCAGGCCCCGAGGCAGTCATCCCGCTCACCGGTTTCAATTATCCGCGCCTTGGCCTGGCCGCGGCAGGAGCGCACATCTCGATTGAGATTTCAGGCCGCCTAGTTGGAGACGGGCGTGAGCTGGTCGGAGTGATCGAGCGCGTGCAAGTGCGAGATGAGATCGTGAGGGGTAAGAGATGAGGAACGTTCCGAACTCCACCCAGATCGTGCCAGTTGAACTCCGGCTGATCGTGAATGGAGTTGACCTATCGGATCGCGTTCAGTCCTGGGAGCGATACTTTGACTTTGATGGTGGCTGCTATGTCCTTGAGATAACTTTCACGAATCATGAGCAGCTGCGCGAAGCTGGGCTCGGCCTAGACCCTCGCGATCCCAATTCGACCTATAACGCGACTGAACCTCTCTTGGGCGCTTATCACGAAGTCACTTTGGACATCCGCAAGCAAGGCGTCTCCGAATGGACTCGCTTTTTCACCGGCTTCGTGGGGCCCGCCGAAGTGTCTGGGGGCGAGACTTGGGGTGAAGCGGACACCGTGTCTTGCACCTGCGTCGGCAAGTCCCAGCCGCTCAAGGACTGGATGATCGAGGACAGGCTTGCCCTCAAATATGAGAATGCCGCTATCTCTCCGACTGGCTCACCAGACCTACTCAACCGCATCTTGCAAGATCAGGAGCTGAACTATTCAGTAGTCTACCGAGACGACCCCGACTTTTCGGTGTCTGAATATATAGTCTCGGGAGTTTCGGCTTGGGAAGCTTTGGAGAACGCGCTCGCTCCGACCGGCTTCCGGTTGATCGAGCTGTGGAACGATTCGTCTTCCGATTTCGAGATCACAGTTGTCGATCCCATGCGAAGCAAGACCGAACCCGATTTCGAACTTGTCGGGGGTTTCTCCTCCCGCAGGCTCTCGGGCTCGGAGGCGGACGTGCGTACCTACGTGGCGGTCGCTTACCGGGATTTCGAGCGCAAGGAAGAACGGTACGTCTGGGCCGAAGCCGACTCCTCGATTGTGGCAAAGTACGGGATACCGGACGGCTCAGGCGGGCGCAAGCACCGCAAGATGGTGTATAAGACTCAAGACCGGAGCCTAATAGATTCGGAATCCGAAGCTCGCGAGCTGGCGGCCTTGATCCTCCACGATCTCCAGGAGCCGACTCCCGATTGCGAAATCACGTTGCCGTACCTCGATCCGCGATTCGAGCCGTTCGACTTAGTGCGGTTCACAGGCGAGTACTCAGTCGACGTAGGCATCATGAGCGTTCGCGAGTCTTGGTCATTCGAGCGACAGGTCGGCGAGACCGTCATCTCGGGGACCGCGAACAAGATCATCGGCGCGAAGCAACTCTGGCTTTCGAGGGACGCCAAGCGCCAGCCTCCGGCCGAGAGGCGACTCCAAGACATGCCTGGCAAGCCTCCTCCACAGCCTCCGGCTCCAGAACTCGATCCAGCTTGGTACGTCGGTCCTGACGGCACGCCACAGCCGGTCGTGGATGCCATTTTTCCGGGACCCGTGCCTTGGTGGGCCAAAGGTCGGGTGGTAGCAGTTGGCAAGTTCAAAGTCATGGCCACCGGAACGGCTACGGGCGGAACTGTGGATTACCTTGAGGACACTGATAAGAGCTGGGAGCCGGGCCAGTTCTCCGGCAAGTCGCGGGACTACCTCTACATCTCATCTGGCACTGGAGCTGGCCAGGCGAGGAGGATCAAAATGAATACTGCGACGCGGATCTACGTAGAGACCGCGTTCGACACATCTCCGGGTCCGGACTCCGTCTACGTCGTCTTGAGGCGCCTCCGGAACCGGAAACAGGAGAACATCGATCTTTCACCCTTTTACAGGGTGAGGGAATTTGAGGAGGGAAGCTACGTCTTTGTAGCTCATTCGCTTGTCCCTTCGGGACGCTAAATCTCTTGAACTGGCGCTCCTTAATGTTATCTTAGACTCGAAATGGCGACGTGGAAGAAATGGACAAGCACCGTTTTGGTCAATGGGCAGCCCGAGCCCAACGTGGAAGTTCATGTCTACGAGCCGGGCACTACGAACGAAATCACAGTCTATGAAGACGAAGGCGTTACTCCGATAACCCAACCTATCCTGACGGATTCTCAAGGACGCTACGCTTTCTTTGTCGATGTTGATACGTATCCCGAAATCAGACTGTACCTTGAAAAGGACGGGGTGGACTTTTCCGAGGCCAATGAGGACCTCGATGGCGTTCCGGTTCCTGGAGCAGGGGCGGGGGCTGGAACTTTCCTTGAGCTAACCGATACGCCTTCAAGCTACGTTGGCAGAGGCGGCGATGTAGTCTTAGTAAAAACTACAGAGGACGGAATAGAAACCCAGCCTTGGCCTGTCACAGGGTCGACCCTGAACTTCTTTTTGAGTGATGACGCTGCCGACATCGGAAGCTACTACTACATGTATCCCACAGAAAGTGGCGATGGTTACTCAGAGCTAACAAGTCCCAGCCTCTCAACTGGAGATGACCAGCTTCTTTGGAGTTTCGTAACCGAGGCCGGAGAGCCTGGTGTTGAGGTTCTCGCACTAGGAGCCTATACTGCAACGCTATTCCTCAAAAAGACTGGCAATAAGGATGTACGCGTATACTGGAAACTGTTCAAACGCGACACCGGAGGGACTGAGACCGAGATCCTGCAAAGCGCAGTCAGTGACTACCTTACGACAGATAACAGCCAGTACCTGATTTCGGCATATTTGAATGAAGATCAGGTTCTGGACCCAACGGATCGCCTCGTGCTCAAGTTGTACGCGAACGTCTCGGGAACCGGCACGGACGTGACAGTGACCCTAACGATGGAAGGTGATTACGACAGCCGGCTCACAATCAACGTCTTGAGTTCTGCGTTCAACCTGGATCGGCTTTCCGACGTGACGATCACCGCCCCGGCGGACAATGAACTATTGGTCTATGATTCCGCTTCCGCAAAGTGGAAAAATCAAACGCTACCGACACACGGGAACGAAAGGCATGATCCGGACTTTTTGGCTGTAGACGGTTCAAATGCAATGGAAGATGTTCTGCAAGGAAGCAGCAATGCACCACACCGTATCCTTCAGAAGTTAGCCCTTAACTATGACTTATCGCTGGGAGATAATTTGGTGATGCCTCTTTTAATGTCAGATATCGCCTATTTAGAGCCAAAAGGAGGGAGTGTTACTGCTAGCCCGATGCCGACATCGGGTAGTTTAAGTAATCTTTTCGACGGCTCGCTGGCACGTGCAGATTGGAGTTCCCCGACGGGTACAATAACAGTCGAGGTAACACTCCAGAAAACTTTTACCTGGGGCTGTACGGTGTATTGCATTATGCAAGCTGGATATCGTGCGAAGGACGTGACGATTGAATACTATGATCCTGTAGATGCTCAATGGAAAACGATAGTTGCAGTGACTGATTGGAAGTATGCTGTAGTCTCTGGGTATGTCACTGCTGGAAGCCATGGGATGTCAAAGCTCCGATTTAGCTTCGCCAACTTTCTCACCTCACAGTTCCGTTTGATAGAGTTAGGACTGGTCAACGTAGCTGGTGACCTCTTTGGGACCTACTTGTTTCCTCGTTCCGGTGGAGTCCTTTATGGCGACATTGACATGAACGGGAACGACATTGACAACCTCAACTGCATTAACTCATCTGGAAGTGATCTCGGCGTCAAAACCCCAAGTCCAGGCTACGACCTGGATGTGACAGGCGACATCCACTGCACTGGCAAGCTGACGAGCGACGGCGGCAATGACCCGCCTTACGTGCTTTACAACTACGAAACACGAACCTCCATCGTCGACCGCGTTAAAAGCGAGGTCTTGCCGGACAAGTTGAACGGCGCGGTCCTGTTTTTCAACGGCGATCGAGGTCAACTGGAGCTTTTCCTACCTAGCAAGGGCGAGTTCCGGTCTTTGGATGGCAAAGTTTTGGAGATGGTAAAGCCTATTACGCAAACATTCGAGACGGAGGACCGCTACTACCTGGATGAAGAGACCGGAGAGATCAAGACCTATAAAGTCAAGAGGACACGAGCGAAGTATCGCCTCAAGCCGAATCATGAGCTCGATCCCCGCACCGGAAAGGTCAAGCGAAAGATCATAGAGAAGAAGGAAGATCCTGAAACGGGCGAGGAGATCGAAGGGATAGTCGGAGAAGAAGAAGTCTCACCAGAGGAAGCCATCGAGCTGGTAAAAGTCGCGAAAGAAGATGGCAGATAAAGCAATCGGAGTCCATTTAAAAGACTGGCACATCGTCCAGGGAGTCCGCACCGGAAACTCCCCTTGGTCCCCCATCGCAATCGCTCAAGTGCCGGTCAAGGAACCGGCTCCATCCGCTCCCATAATCGAGTCAGTAACTGCCCCCGAAGCCTCGGCGGGCGTCTTGGAGATCAAAGTCGGCCTGCCGGAAACGAATGCCGATGGTACAGTTTTAGCCAGGGCGGAACTGGTCAGGCTCAGGCTGCACCATTCGACCAGCCCGGGCGTGGACGAGTCCGATCCCTACGTCGATTTTCCGCCGTCAGAGACCCTGCTTTGGGCCCCGAACGACACTGTCACGCACTACGTGCGCGTGCGCATCCAGGACTCGCATGGACTGTGGTCCGAGCTTTCGAACGAGGCGTCCGGCCAAGCTAATGCAGCTACGGTGCCTCAAGAGGATTCGGGTCTGTGGGCCCACCGGCTCGGGGTCGAATCGATCTTCACGAACGATTCGCCAGATCCTGGCTACGTGTCCTGGTCAAACGTAGTGCTTTACTGGAAGGACAATAAGTACGAGATAGCCGACGGGAGCACTAACAAGAAGTACATCTGGTGGGATTATTCAGTTTCTATGACAACCTTCCAGACTTCCGACACGCGGCCCGAGCTGGACCTTGAGGACGTGATCATCGGCTACAACGACAACGGAACCTGGCGGCTCATGTGCTACCAGCCTACGGTCATGGCGGACTACGTGAGGGCGGGGGTCCTGCAAAGCTCAAACTGGGGTACGTCCGAAGGATCCCAATTCAACCTGGATGATGGAACTTTCAAGCTGGGCGGCTCTTCAAATCCCAAGCTATCTTGGGACGGTGCTACTCTATCTATCCAGGGCTATTTGGCTGGAGAAACTTTGGACGATATTCCGGACGGGACCACCTACGGTCGTGTCCTCAAAACCGACATCTCGGCCGGCCACATCATCCTGTCCGCTTGCGAAGGGGACCTGGACGACATCGCGGACGGGACCACCTACAAAAAGACTACCGCGAACGAAAAGGAAGGGGCCAGCCGGGCTTACAGCGGGCTTGACTCCTCGGGCCGCCTCGTTACCGCGGTGCTTCCATCCACTCCCGTTAGCACGCCTGGCACTTCGGGACTTTACTTGGGATCGGATTATCTCGGCTATTTCGACGGCTCCTCATGGAAAACCTACATGGACAACACCGGCAAGTTCTACCTCGATGGCACCAACGGGTATCTGCACTGGGATCCGGGCACCGATAGCCTGTCTATCAAAGGTTCCCTGACTCTCGTTAGCGGGTCAGGGATCGCTAACTTCGCCGATGCAGGTGCCTTGGCGACCTTGGATGTGGTGGGTACGGCTCAGATCGAGGACTTAGCAGTTACAACGGCTAAGATCGATGACTTGGCAGTGACCGGGGCCAAGATAGCCGATGCCACCATCACTGACGCTAAAATAGCCAGCCTGAGCGCGGATAAGATTACAACGGGCACTCTGGATGCGAGCGTGGTTAACGTCATAAATTTAAATGCGGATAATATCACAACTGGAAAGCTTAATGGCTACTATATCGAAACCAACAGCATATTGGCAGACAGGCTGAATGTATCTCAGCTATCAGCCATCTCAGCGGATCTGGGCACAGTGACTGCGGGACAAATCTCTGTCGCGGGTGGTTTAGTCAAGATCGGGACTGATGTTTACGGCACATCGGACGGTATTTATGTAGGGGCCGGCGGAACAATTATCGTGGAGGACTCTGCTGGTTCAGTCGTTTTTGATGCCAGCAGCATATTCCAAGGGGCGAGACTGATCGCCGCAGGTAATAGCTCTGGGACAAGTGCGATCGAGACAGTAAAAACGTGGTCTAGCGTAACTGTCCCCTCCGGGAAAAAGTGGATAGCAGTTGCTCAAACTAACTATCCGTACTATCTTGGGGACGATCTTAATATAGGAGTTCTAGACAAAATTTCAATAGCTACTATGGCGTATTTCGATCCTGGCAGCAACCCCCTTCCTGCTGGAACTTACAGTGACTTGTCAGTGAAGGTCTTTGCATCTCTGGAATTACAAAGAGATGATGGGACAACTTTTATTGACAATGTACAATGTGTATGGTTTGTGTGGGAGGTGCCAGCATGAGTATAGTTGTTTTCTTTGACCAGAAAACAGGAGAAATCCTAAAAATCGAACCCCACCCTGAATGGGGTGAGCGTGAAGTTCGGCTACGCCATCTCCAAAAGCATCCTCTTGCTACTGAGAAGGGAACTGGAGTCCTCGCTCTTCCTGACGACTTTTCCTGGGGAGACAGAGGACCTGAAAGCTGGCGAGTCGTTCTAGACAAGAGAGGATTGCCCCAGCTAGTTCCACGCGAAGATAGAGAAGCCGAATCGGAGATTGAAGCTTTGAAGGAGATTTTCCTTTTGGAATCGATCATGAACAAACTCTCTCCGCTAGCAACAGGAAAGGCTGAGAAGCGCCTACAGGAACTCAAGGGACTTCAAGACTCAAAAAACTTCGCAAAGAAGGCCAGCCAGGAGGAGGCGTCCACATGCTGTCAATCAGGAGGGGATACAGAGCTCCCATCCACTGGCTGATCGGAAGCGCTTCGATTGCTCTGATCTGACTTTCCGTTAGGTAGGGCTCGAAGAATTTCGGATTTACGTTGTAAATGAAAAGGAACCAGGGCCCAAGCGCCCGGAACTGCAATACGTGTGTCAGCTCGTGGGCAGTCACGTAATCCTCAAGATCGGGATCGAGCCCCCAACAAACTACTGCGATATTGCCTAGGGCGAAGCCGTTTACGGCTTGTCCAGCAAACCATGAAGCAGTCTCGAAATCAGTTCTTACCAGGAAAACTGGGTCCAAGTTGATTTCAAGATCACCGTCATAGCAAAATGCAAGGTCGACATGATGAACTTGAACCGATGAGCCAGCCAAGGCCAAGGCAGCCAAGACAGCAAGCTGAACACAACTCCACCAGCTCATGGTCCACCTCCAGTAATAAGGGAGGGCCAGGCTCCATCGCTTCTAGGTCACCTCCTTCTAGCCTGGCCCTCCCTCCTTGCCTACTGCTCCCGTTTCTTGGTCAGCGGGTACCAGGCTGATGCGGTCGCGAAAATCGTGGTCCATGCGGCGGTTATGGCCTCAAGGCATTTGAGCGGATCGGTGATGTCGAACTCGAGCCCCGCGAATCCGCCGGTGATGAGGTTGTATCCGACCGCGACCAGGAGCGAGACTATGATGATGCCCCATGCCGCGCTGACATCCGAGAGCTTCAAGCTCCGCTTGATAGCCTCATAGATCCAACGCAGCACAGTGCCGATTACTATGCCAAAGCCGACGTCCATCTGTCACCTCCTCTAACTGAGATTGTCAAAGAGCCGGCGCCGGTGCCCAGAAAGCGTCCAGGTACAATCTGGCTCCGACGGACAATGACGGGGCACCGAAAGGCTCGTCTTCCTCGATGACGCCGAAGTAAGACAGTTTTCCAAAGACATCAAAGCTTCCCATTGAGCCCAGGACTAGGAAGTATGGGCCCCAGGCGGAATCCGACATTTTCCAGTCGTCCCATTCGATGGACAAAAGGACTCCGGCTCCGAAACTAATATTTGGGAGTCCGGCGATCCGCACAGCCGCCTCGCCTCCGAAGGCCCACCAGCCCGCGAGGGTCTGAGGCATCCACTTCAGCAAGTAGACCGTGACGCCGTAGTTCGAGACGCCGATTTCAAAGCCCAGTCCCTCGTCAGCGGCTTCGATGCCCGCGAAGGGCGAAGCGATCGCGCCACTGGCCAAGGCTAGCAGGGCCGCCACCACAAAGACAGTTCGCATGAGCCACCTCCTCTTTATTCACTGGAATTTCTGTTCCCGTTCGCTTCTTGTCAAGCTCTTCTCCGGAACTTCCAAGCCCTTGAGCTGGAAGTTCTCAAAGATAGGTCTTACCGATGCAAGATCTATATTCACCTCCTTCCTTTTAAGAGTGTCTTTCACTACGGAGCTGATTTGCCCTCCAAGGGCATCTCGTTCCTGGATTAGGCGATTGATCTCTCGCTGGAGCAACTCCAGTCTGAGATACATCGCCTCCAACTTCACCCGCTTTTCCTCTTCAAGTCTGATTAACATAACTAGCCAGGGATCGGGGACTCGAACCCCGAGGTCGGTCCCCCCCGCGTAAGGAGGGTGAAACCGCGGAGGCATCGGGACTTCCTGCCCTACTCCCTGCACCATGCTCCCTGGCCGGGGCCCCTTTAAACCACTTCCCTCTAAAGAGAGTCGCTCGCTGGGGTTCGGACGGGTTTCTCAGCCGACCTGGCGCGCTCGGTACTTCTGGGTTCCTGACCCCGGGCGGCTCGCTCCTCCTCTGTGGGTTTCTTACCTGTGAATGGCTCATCTTAAGTTTCCTCATCCGGTAGCCTTCTTTGCTATGGTACATCCCGGCTCCAGAGGCTGTCAAGGCCCAGGAGCGCGCGCAGCTCCCGGGCTTCACGCCTCGTGAACCGGCTCTTGCGCGGATCCAACGGCTTGCCCAAGAGCGCCACCAATCGTTCACGTCCAAGCGTCTTCACCGCCTGCCTGTACGCCTGCTTGAGCAGTATCCGCTCGATTTCCCGAGGGAGCCGGGCTTGCACCGCCGCTCGGGCCTGATCCGCCTCCGCTCTCAGCTGTACCTCTCCCTGCCATGCTAACTCTTCTTCCAGGCTCTGAGGCGGGCGGCAAGCAAACCTCTCGTTTGCTCGCCTTCGCTCTCTTTCCACATCGGGAGCTAGGAGAAGCGCTAGCAATCGGAGTTCGTCTTGCCTTCGCATGGCTCTAGCTTGCCTTTTAGAACTCCGGCAAAAGAAAATGCTACATCGATGTGGCTAACTGCACTGGCGTATATGATCGGCTTTCCTTTCTCATCGAGAGCCCAAATCTTGAGGCGGAGAGTCGGTTGCTTTCCCCATTGACTGACCAGTTCGATTCTTTCGACGTCTTCTAAAGGCTTTCCATCGATAAGGATTTCTGATTCGTAAAGGCCTTGAAACCTGATCTCCAGATCCGCCGGCGGCTGGATCTTGTATACTTCCTCAAGTTTCATCAGTCACCTCCTTGCGCAAGCTGAGTCAGTTTAACCGCGCACTCTTTACAAAGCTTAGTTGGCCTTCCGCGCTCATCCTTGACCAGTTCATCCGGACCGCATCTCCTTCCACAGATTTTGCATCGCTTGAATCTCCTTTTCTCCATCCTGCACCGCGGACAGTACTTCGCTCGGACGCGGCGAGTTCTAAAGACGGTCCCGCAGTTCTCGCAGACCTTGCGAAAGGCAGGGACCTGACCTGCTTTCGCCACCAGTTGATGCGCTCGCTGCCTTGACACCCCCAGTAGCTCGCCGATTTCCCGATAAGTCAGGCCCTTTAGCCGTAGCTTAAGAGCCAGCTTGCTCTTTCTCATAGAGCCGCTCCTTCAAGGCCTGCCGGGCGAGTTCCTTGAAAGCTCTGCTTCGCTTTCCAGGAGGCTGGGCCTCGAGAAACAGGATCAAGTCTTGGTCTTCTTTCTCTGACAGGTAGATCGGACATACCCTCATCATAACTTCTCCTTTCGGACGCCCCGCACCAGCGAACCGCCTTTCAAGACCCAAGCTCCAGGCGGCACCTCTTCTTCCCACTTGCCTTGAGGATCGATCTCCACCTGCCTGATCTCGCCGGTCCCGATCCAGCCCCTGCGCTTCCTGGCCTTTCTGAGTTCGGCTTCGACCCAGCGCCAAAACTCGGGCGGCGGGACTGAGCTTGCGATGTCCAGGATCTCCTTGGCCCGGTCGGGATGCCTGCGGGCCAGGTCCACCACTTCAAAAGGCAGGTGCTGGACATCTTCGATTTCATGTTCTTTCACGAAGCGCACGCACCGGATCATGCGCTTGACCTCCGCACTTGTATAACCAAGGTCGGCTCCGAAATCATAAATGTCTGCGCATGACCCCGTTGTGGCTGTGGAAAGGAGATGATCGGCTTGATGAAGCTCATAGAGAGCGGCGGCTAGGGCCCAAAGGTTAGCCCGAGCTTGAATAGACTGGAGCATCGCCATGTTCATCGTGTCTCTGACTAGTGAAATCATTCGCTTCCCATAGTACCACAGCCGATCCTTAGGCACCGGCTTGCCTCGACAGGAAACGACTTCCAAGCCATCGGGATCGCCAGGGACCCAGCGCGTGATCTTGTAGGCACCTCTGCCATGGAGCTTCATGTGGCAAACATGGCAGACAAGGATCAGGTTGTCAGGCTGGTTGAGGGGCGAGTCGGGCGAGTCCCCGCCCATGCCCTGGTGCCGGATGTGAGCTATCTCGGTTGCTGGGACTGGCTCTGTGTGGAAGAGCTGGCATTCGCCGGCGTCCCTTTCCCAGACCGCTCGCCTGACTTCCTCAGAGATCGCCATCATTCTCCTCCCTAGGAGCTAAGCCTAATGCCTCTCGCAAAGCTCGCTTCGCTTTCACTCGCAGCTCTGCGCATCGTTTGTCTCGTTTTGCGGGCACGTCAGCCATGCCTTCCGTCAAAGCCTCCAACGCTAACTGAGCTGCTGCTTCCAGCTTGCTGAGATGGTCCAAGAGTTCCCGCGCCAACTCAGTCAGCCAGGGCACGTCCTCGCGGGCAGACGCCATAAATTCTGCTGTTTCCCTGGTCGGAAACGGCCGAGGGCGATCTGAGCCTGGAAGCATAACATGCCATCCGTTAAGACTGTGGTATACAGACCATGGCCCCGGTGTCGCCTTTCCTGCTCGCGCCTCGATCTCCTTAAGACGCCTTTGAATTTCTTCATTCATTGTCCACCTCCATCACAACCAAGAGGGCGGCGCGGCAGATAGCGAGAGGGGCCGTAGATGCAAGGGCCCTGTATATCTTAGTGGCACTGCCAAAGTCAGCCAACCATTGAATTCTCGTGGTGTCCAACACGTCCATATAGCTAGCCAAATTAAAACTGTATTTCGACACAAGCTTGATCACTACCTCCCACGCCGCCGCGATGTCGGTGGAAGGTCTGAAGTCTTCTTGCCATCCTTGGGAATGACCTTGAGCATCAAACCATTCCCGCCAGTCCTCATCCAGTCTCCACCTCATCACCTGCTCAGCCACCAGCCGGTCCAATTCCGGACCAGCCTCAAACTGCAAGATTTCTTCACGAGTCATCTCGCCTCTCCCTCATTATCAGGCCACGCTGCCGAGCTTCTCTCACATACGCCTCATGGTCTAATGCTTCTAGGGCGTCGTTCCCGTACAGCCACTCCATATCAGCATCCACATCTTCAGCCAAGGGGCCCGTCATTACGCCCCAACATACAAGCACGCCTTCGCGGGCCAACCGCCTATGCCTGCGGATGATGTTCATTAAGTGGCGATCACTTAGTTTTGTCAGCGGGATGGCTTTTCCATCTCTTGTAACGTGTACTTTCATGCTGCCTCCTTCGCCCCTATGGGTTTCTTGTTCTCCAGGCCCGCGCTCCATTCCTTCAAAACGGCGGATCAAGGTGTTGGCCACATCGCCGGGACTTTCGAAATGAGTGTCTTCCGGCATGCCCAACGCCTTGAGCGCCAGACAGGCCCGAAAGATGCCCCGGTCGGTCACCACGAAGTTGTCGATTATGCGCGATCCGACATAATCGCCTTCGGTGACTTCCCAGGTGACCTTGATCATCGGCGAACCCGAAGCAGCTTCCGTCTTCGTCCAATCGGCCATCACGACCGGATACTCTCCCTCTGGCAGCATCGCTCCCCGCTCCAGTTTTTCTTTCAAGGTGAAGCCCATCACTCGCCTCCTTTCTTTGAAGACTTCTTCTCTTTAAACAGAGCTTGGATAGCCTGGAAGGTCGGCGGGCACGAACCTGCGGCGGCCAGTATTGGATGCCTGGACCCTGCCTCAATCGCAGGCCCGGGATTGAACACGAACTGGCGCTCGACGCCACCTCCCGGGAGCTCTTCCGCTTGGAGGTACATGGCGTGGCTCACCACGGCCATGACTGCCCTTCCAAGCTTGCCAGGCAGGTCGAGGATCTTGGCGCCCATGCTAAACTCGGGGTTGAAAGATGCGGTATGGGCTACTAGGACCAAGTGAGTCGGGAAGGCTTGGAATTCCCGGATCAAGTTCAAGACTGCGTCCCTGTGAGCTGCAAAGTCCGCGCCGTAGACCCCGGCTTCCCCGAGTTGGGTCGCTCCGAACTTGTGGGCGATCTCCTGTTCCAGCCATGAAGCGATCACGTCGATGGTGTCGAGCACGATGGTTTTCCAGGGGAAGTCTCCTTTCTGCTCGGCGTCTTTCAGCTCCCTGTACACATTGCGCAACTGGGCCAAGGCCCGGGCCCAACCGGGCTTGCCGTTTTTCGAGCGGGAGTCTATCTCCACGATGTAGCCTTCGATGTAGTCCGCTCCCCCAGGTTCGCATTCGATGATAAGGGGCTCGGGCCAGGTCGCGGCGCTCGTCGTTTTCCCGCACTTGGGCGGACCGTACACGAGCCAGGTCGCTTGCTCAGGAAACTCGAGCTTCGGCTTCCTTTTCTCTCTAGGCAACATTTCCCGCCTCCTTCCGCGCTTCGTAGAATAGGTCCTGAGCCACCACAGGATAGTCTGAAAGGCCATCGCAGTAGCGGCACTCGATCTCCACTAGCCCGACTTCGCCTTGCGGGTCCAGATAGCCAAGCACTCTCGCAACAGCGGCGAGCAGCTCCTTGAGCTTGGCTACTACTTCCTGCTTATCACCGTCGGTGTAACCCCGTAAGACGACTTCATTTGTCCAGTCCTTTCCGATGAGCTGGATCTCCACCTTCCCTTTCCAGAGTTCCGCCTTGACCTTTTCAATCTCCGCAAGATCAATCGCAAGATCCATCCTGCCTCCTTTCACTCTCCTTGAAAGGGCTGCCAGCTCCGTATCTTCTCTCCCATTCTTCCGCAATCTCGGTCGCACGTTGAATTGCATCGTCAATTGCAGAACGCAACTTCTCAAGCTTTTCCGCCACCCTTGCCTTCCATTTCTGGGGGGACCTTAGGATCGAGCCACGTCATCTCTTTGCTTGGGAGGGAGGTTTGGAGCTTGAAGGACCATTCCAACGCTTCCCAGCCGCCCAGAACGTGAATTTTCAGTCGCTCGTCTTCGATTTTCGTTTCGACCTCATAAATCGCCTCAAGGTCGATTGCAGTCTTCATTTCGCCTCCCAGTCCAGAACCTCAGGATAAGAATCAAGGACCGCGTATCTCCGGGTCTTGACATGCACTCGCATGCCCAGCCGTTTCTCGCATTTCTGGCAAGTCGTCTTGAAATATCCATCGCGATCGGAGGGATAGATGACCTCATTGTCGGCTCCGCAAACCGGACAGGTGAAATAGAGATACACGGTCTCGACCTCTCTTTCCTCAAATCCGTTCTGCTTCATCCCGCCTCCTTTCCAGTTTCCGGAACCCGAGGGCCTCGGCCCGGCTCGAGTCATCGCAGATCAGTTCGTAAGGACAAGGCCAGGCCAGGCAGGCCCCGGGGTTCCTGTAGATTCGTCCTTCCTCGATCTCTTGGACCAGAACCGCCACGCGCTCGAGCGCGCGCCGGACACGATCCTCGGTCAAGACTACCGGGAACTGCACGATGTACTTCTCTTTGTTTTTCCCGAGTTCTCCTCCCCACCTCCTTCTAAACTGAACTGGACTTTCGCTCTTTCGTCCCCTGAGCGAGGTGCTCAAGGCTACCCATGCTGTCTGGATCTCTTCACCAGGCCACAGGTCTATCGCCGCGGCCTGATACAGAGCGAGTTGATCGTCAAGCTCTCGCATCCGATCGCAATTGGGGACTCTGGACACGGTTTTCCAGTCGAGGATGAGGATGTAGTCATCCCGCTTGAGTACAAGATCTAGCACCCCGACAAACTGGAACCGGACCCCATTCACATCCCACTTGAGGCCAAAGCGATTCTCGATCCCCAGGATCTCGCCTTCCGGGATCTCAGTCGCCTCGACTAGTGGCAAAGCTTTGGCAGCGATCCAGCGCCTCCGATCTGGTGCAAGTGTGGAGTCAGTTATGACTTGAACAGTTGCCAGCTCTGTGTCCTCTCCCTTAGCTTTAGCGGCCAGGCCGGCATGGACGGCCCGGCCCAGCACGAGCGGTTCGGGATCCTCAGGCGGGAGCCAGCCTTCCCTGTACCTAAGCTCCCACCTACGGCGGCATTGAGCGAACTCAGTCAGCTCCGAATAACTTACTTTGAGCATGACTGAGCCTCCAGATACTCAGCTTGCTTACGGCACCAATGTGTCTTAGTCCAAGTGTCACAAGCCTTGCAGTAACACCAATCATGATCCATCTCTTTCACTTCAGCACCGCACCTCGGGCAGATCAGCTTCTTCATCTCCCTGCCTCCTTGTACCTATAATATACACCTAGTGCTGTCCTTTGTCAAGAGCGGAGGGACAAATGTCCCTGTGGACATTTGTCCGGGAATCCGGCTCCGCACTACCTCGACGGGAACGGTTCTGACTCAAAGGAAGGAAAGCGCAAGGCCTAGCCGAGCGCTAGGCCTTGCCACTTCACCGGGGCAGCTTTATAATGCCCTCAGGAGGTGATGCCATGAAGAAGTATATCACAGAGAAGACGGAGAGGCAAGAGGAAAGGGCTCCTTAGCCCTTTCCTCCTTTTATTTTGCTAGCCAACTTAAGAAAGGAGGACCTGTGACGAGCATCGAGGGTTTCCTTTCCCGCTTGGAGGGTGTTAAAAGAGTTTCAAATGAGTCCTGGATGGCCCTATGCCCGGCGCATGACGACAAGAATCCTTCCCTCTCTATCCAGCTTGCAGATGACCGCATCTTGATTCATTGCTTCGCCGGTTGCTCTCCTCAGACTATTGTCCGAGCTCTGGGGCTCGAGATGAAGGACCTCTTTCTCAAGGAGGAAGAACCGTTTGAGACGGGGCCTGGCGTCCTCCAGGCCGCTTACGTCTACCGAGACGAATATGGCAACTCCTTGTACAGAGTCCTGCGATATTACGTTCCCGGAGAAAAGAGAAAGACTTTCCGACAACAAGCCTACGACCCTAAGACAGGAACCTGGAGAGGAGGCCAAGGAGCCTTGAGCCAAGTCCGGCGCGTGCTTTATCGCTTGCCGGAACTCATCAAGGCGGATCGTGAAGAACCGGTCTGGCTGTGTGAAGGAGAAAAGGACGTCGATCATCTACGCTCATACGGCCTGGTGGCAACCACAAACATGGGAGGAGCCAAGGCCTGGCGGGCCGACTATAACAGGTTTTTCGTCGGACGGACAGTTTACATCCTGAAAGACAACGATCCTAATGGCGAGCAGAGGTGCATTCAGCTAGCTGAACATTTGGAAGGGATAGCAGACACGATCAAGATAATCGACTTGCCTGGCCTTGGTCCTAAAGAAGATGTGTCCGATTGGCTTTTACGAGGCCATGATATTGAAGAGCTCCTAGACATCGCAAAGAATACTCCAGCTTACGAGCCGAAAACCTCACCGGTTTTGAAGGGCGAGGCTGGCCTGTTCACCTTGGAATGGCCAGACTTAGGGATACAGGCCGAAGCCGAGGTTCTCTCCGAGTCTTATGGGGACTTTTATATCCTTCTGTCTATCTATGCGCTCGGGAAGAAAATCCTTCCTCCGACAAAGGTTAATATCCTGTCCCTTTCGACTCGAGCGCGGCTAGCGAAAGGGTTGGAGGAAAAGCATGCCTTCGGGACGTGGGATGCGATCATAGACAACCTGGCAACTCGCATCCTGAACCAGCGAACGGAAGCAGAGCCTCTCGCGGTTATAACTGCCACCAGCCAATACCAAGACACACAATACTTGGTACGCCCGCTTTTACCAGTCGGTCTTCCCACTATTGTCTATGGCGATGGGGAGAGCGGGAAAACCTTGACTTCTATTCTGCTCGGCATTCTCGTCTCAACAGGGAAGAGCCTTCCCGGGCTTGGACTCAGAGTACAGCGTCAAGGCCCTATTCTCTACCTCGATTATGAGGGAAACCAGGATGTCTTCACTCGCAGGCTGGTGTTTTTGAGCCGTGGCCTGGGAACCGAGCCCGTTATCCACTACCTTCGCTGTTCTATTCCTCTAGCGCAAGATTTTAAGCGCATAGCAAAACACGTCTTAGAAGTCGACCCGGTTTTGATTATCGTCGATTCA